GCGCCCGCTTTGTAATCTGAAATCTGATACCCTTGTGGAGGTAATCTGTCGGTGGTAAGTACAATGGCACTTGAGAAAATCAAAATCAAACACGGCTCCCCTGCGTGGTTAGAGTTCAGAACACAGGGGATAGGCGGCTCGGACGCGGCGGCAATACTCGGACTGAACCCGTACAAAACGAATGTGCAAGTATGGGAGGAAAAGGTAGGGCTGCGCGTTCCCGACGATATATCGGACAAACCGAACGTAAAGTACGGGAAAGCCGCTGAGGAATTGCTCATCAAGTTGTTTGCGCTCGATTATCCGCAGTACAAGGTCAAAATCAATCGCAACGTCGTGTACAAAAGAGGCTTTATGTTTGCCTCGCTCGACGCGGAATTGACCGAAATCGAAACGGGCGCAAAGGGTATCTACGAGGGCAAAACGACGGAGGTTCATTCGCACAACACAATGAAAATGTGGGATATGCACACCCCCGAATACTACTACGTTCAGGTACTGCATTATTTCATCGTCTTAGGGTGGAAATTTGCCTATCTGAAAGGGCAAATAAAACAGACGGGCAAGAATGGCGAAATCGAATTGACAACGCGGCACTACCCGTACCTGCGGAAAGACCTTTTAGACGAACTCAAATATCTGTACCTGAAAGAAAAAGAATTTTGGGAGAAATACGTTTTACCGAAAAAACGTCCGCCCTTGATTCTACCGAAACTCATCAAAAATTAAAATTATCGGAGGATAAAAACTATGGCACACGAACTGACATTAGCACTTGCGACGCCCATTGAGGACTTGGTTCCGAAAATGATAGCGTTCAACAACACGGAACTGCTTGCGGCGGTTGAGGAAATGCTCTCGGCATACGACGGCGTGGTTTACGACGACGAGCATATAAGCGACGCCAAACAGGACAGGTCAACTCTCAATACGTTCAGCAAGGCTCTTAACGACGAACGTATCAGAATCGGTAAACTGTACAACTCGCCGTATGAGAAATTCAAGGCGCAGGTGGACGAGGTTATCGACAGGGTAAAAGCGGCGTCGGCAAAAATCGACGAACAGGTAAAGGCTTACGAGGACAAAAAACGCGCCGAAAAGCAGGACGAAATCATCGAGTATTTCAAATCGGTAATCGGGGAATTTTCGGGCTGTATTCCTTACGAGCGCGTTCATCAATCGAAATGGCTCAATGCGTCCACGACGATGAAAAGCGTCAAGGCGGAAATCGACGCGATTATCACGAATGCGAAAAGCGCACTTGTCGCTATATCTGCTCTCGGCTCTCAGGACGAGGAACTTATAAAGGCATTTTATTTCCGCACGCTCGACCTCTCCGCGGCTCTCAATGAGAATAACAGGCTCAAAAAGGAGCGCGAGGCGGCAGCGGAACTGAAAGCACGGCAGGAGGCGACGAAACCCGCCGCCGTAGAGGTAGAGGCAGAAAAGCCCGCTCAGGCTCCCAAACTGCAGACGGTAAAGTTTGCAGTTACGGGAACTGTCGAGCAGTTGAAAGGGTTGCAACACTATCTCAGAGAAAACAAACTTGATTATAAACCTATTCGGGAGGAATAAAAATTATGGCTAACATTCAAACGACCGCTCAAAAGAGCATTTCGGACAAAAAACCTAAGTTCTCTGCCTATATGAATCAGGACAATATACGGAACTTGGTTCAACAGGCGGTAGGCAAGAACGCGCAGAGTTTTACCGCGAGTATCATCTCGGCGGTAAGCAATAACCCGCAGTTGCAGGAATGCACGCAGAACACAATTCTGTCGGCGGCATTATTGGGCGAATCGCTCAAATTATCGCCGTCGCCGCAGTTGGGGCAGTATTACTTGGTGCCGTTCGCAAAAAAGGATAAGAACGGAAACGTCATCTGCTACAATGCGCAGTTTGTTCTCGGCGCAAAGGGCTATAAGCAACTCGCTATGCGTAGCGGTCAGTATCTCGATATTGACGTTCTCGAAATCAAAGAGGGCGAGTACAAAGGGCGCGACAGATTCACGGGCAAGCAAAAATTTGAGTTTGTCGAGGACGATGACGAGCGCGACGCTTTACCGACAATCGGCTATATGGCGTATTTTGAACTCCTCAACGGGTTCAAAAAGGTTGTCTATTGGACGAAAGACAAAATGATAAAACACGCGAATACTTACTCGGCGGCGTTCAATGCCGCTAAGTACGACGACTATATCAACGGCAAAATTCCGCAGAAAGAATTGTACAAATACAGTTCGTTTTGGTACAAGAATTTCGACGAAATGGCGTTCAAAACTATGCTCAGGTATCTCATCTCGCAATGGGGCATTATGAGTATCGAAATGCAATCGGCTATCGACGCGGATAACGCCGTGATAAACGAGAGTGGCGAAAAGAGTTACGTCGAAATCGAGGACGCCGTGGTTGAGCCTCAGGTGCCGCAGGCGGCGGAAAGCGAACAGCCTACGGAGGCAGAACAAGGCGAGTTTGACTTTTTCAATGAGGCGGACGATAAAGCCTAAGGCTATTACGGTGCGGGCGTCAGAGGGCTAAATGCCGCCCTCTGACGGCATACCCGCAAGGGAGGCAACAAATGGCAGCAAAAGAATATTTCCCACACGATTACGGTGCGAGGTCGAAATTGGTAGACGTCCGCAAGGACTATGGACTTGAGGGCTTGGGCTTTTATTGGTGCGTCATCGAAATACTCCACGAGGAGGGCGGCTATATCAAGGAATCGAGAATATCGGGTATAGCCTATGATTTGCGAATAGAACCTGAAAAAGCAGAGGCAATCATAAGGAATTACGGGCTGTTTTCCATTAAAAAAGGCAAGGTAACTGCCGAACGCGTATTGAGGAATCTCAGGAAACGCGCAGAAATTTCGACAGCACGAAAACAAGCGGCAAATGCGCGGTGGGGGAACGGTTACGAGCCGCCGCCCGCCGATGAACCGCAAGAAAAAAAGCATACCGACGCTGAACCGTCGAAAAAGCGAACAGGCGACGGAGCGCAGAATAACGAATCGCAGGACGAGGAGGGGTTTTATTTTCCGTTTGACGGCGAGGAGGAGTTTTTTCGCAACGGTGCCGAGTGGCAGCAAAGGTGGATACTCGATAGACTGAAAAATATGCGCGATGAACTCAACGGGCTTGATGAAATAAATGCGTCATATTTGTGGGAGGTTGAGCCGTATTTAGTCAATCTTATGGAGTTGATACAAGGTCAAGATACGGTAAAGGTAAACAAAACAGAAATATCCAAAGAGAAATTTTTGCATACCATAACCTACTTTTTGACAACTCACGAAAGGCTTGAGGAACTGTACAACGCGATAATGAGCGTCGAACAGAAATATCTGAAAGGTGAAATAAAAAACAAACAGAATTATTTAATATCTACGCTGTATAACACAGCAAAGATGAGCGGAGGCTAAGATGAAAAACGAGAAAAACAATGCAATCATCGCGGGCGAGGTCTGTTCGGTACCGACGAAATACGATTGCTGCGGAGAGAACTTTTACGCGTTCAGTTTGAGCGTAAAAAGAACGAGCGGGGTTGCCGATATTCTTACCGTGAATATATCGCAAAATCTCCTCGGACAAATTGCGGTAGGCGATAAGGTTGCGTTTGAGGGTCAGGTAAGAACCTACAACAGAATCATAGACGATAAAAGCCGCTTGATAATCGTATTTTTCGCGCTGAATAAAATCGAGTATGAAAAAGACGTAAATCAGGTTGCGTTGCGGGGGTATCTGTGCAAGACGCCAATATTCCGAATTACGCCGCGCAGCAGAGAAATTTGCGACGCGTTGGTGGCGGTCAACCGTGAGCGCGGGTATAGCGATTATATCCCGTGTATCGTTTGGGGGCGTACAGCGCGGCTTGTGGGCGATTTAAGCACGGGAGCGGAGGTTTGCTTGTCGGGCAGGTTGCAGAGCCGTGAGTACGAAAAGCGGACGCCTGACGGCATAGAAAAACGGACGGCATACGAGGTATCGGTAAACAGAATTTGCGACCCGAACAAGCAGGAGTAAAGGCGTATGGTTGATTTGCGGCAGGGCGATTGCCTTCAGGTTATGAAAGAGTTGCCCGACAATTCGATTGATATGATTTTGTGCGACTTGCCTTACGGAACGACGAGAAACAAGAATGATAAACGGCTTGATTTCGTTGCTTTATGGAAAGAGTACAAGAGAATTATCAAGGACAACGGCTGTATCGCTTTATTCGGTCAAGGTCTGTTCTACGTCGATTTGGTAAACAGTAATCGAAAGTGGTTCAGGTATGAGTGGGTATGGGATAAGGTGCTTACGAGCGGTTTTCTAAACGCAAAACGTATGCCGCTCAGACGGCACGAGCAGGTCGCCATTTTTTACAAATGCCCGCCCGTCTACATACCGCAATTCACGCAGGGTAAGCCGTTACACGGCAAGGGAACGCGCTATAAAGACAAGCCGATGACAAATCGCAACTACGGCGCATTTAACGCCCTTGATGACGAGAGGAAAGGTTCTACGGAGAAATACCCGACGAGCATAATACGATTTGCTAAGCCGCACCCAAGCAAGGCAAAAAGCCAAACGCAAAAATCGGTCGAGTTGTGCGAGTATTTGATTCGCACATACACGCACGAGGGCGATACGGTACTTGATAACTGTATGGGGAGCGGTAGCACGGGCGTCGCGTGCGTCAGGAGCGGTAGAAAGTTTATCGGAATAGAAAAAGACGCCGAAATGTTCGACGTTGCGGCGCAAATAATTCATTCACAGGAGAAGAACAATGTTTCAGGATAATTTACTCAGAGAACTCATAATAGACAATTTCGCGGGCGGCGGCGGGGCAAGCACGGGTATGGAACTTGCCTTAGGCGTTCCCGTCGATATAGCAATCAATCACGACGAGGACGCTATCGCAATGCACCGCGTGAATCACCCGCATACTACGCACTATCAAGAGGACGTATTTGCCATAGACCCCGAAAAGGTTACGGGTGGTCGTCCTGTCGGCGTTGCGTGGTTTTCGCCCGACTGCAAGCATTTCTCCCGTGCAAAAGGCGGAAAGCCCGTAGAAAAGAAAATACGCGGGTTGTCGTGGGTCGTTTTGAAATGGGCGATGAGCAAATCTGCGCCGCGAGTAATTTTTATGGAGAATGTTCCCGAAATTCAAACGTGGTGTCCGCTCATCGAAATAAACGGCGCAATGCGTCCTGACCCGACGCGAGAGGGAGAAACATTCAAAGGGTTTGTATCAATGCTGACAAACGGCATAGAGCGGTCGCACCCCGCGCTTATTGAGGCTTGCGAATTTCTCGATATAGAACCTGACAGCGAGGCGGCGGATATGCTCGTAAACGGTTTAGGCTATGAGGTTGATTTCAAGGAATTGAAAGCGTGCGATTACGGTGCGCCGACGATACGCAAACGGTTTTATCTGATAGCCCGTAACGACGGCTTACCGATTGTATTTCCTAAGCCGACGCACGGAACGGGGAAAGGGCTTAAGCCTTATAGGACGGCGGCAGAGTGTATTGATTGGACGATTCCGTGTCCGTCGATATTCGGACGCAAAAAGGAACTTGCGGTAAATACGCAGCGGCGCATAGCGCGAGGGCTTGATAAGTTCGTCATTAGGAACCCTAAGCCGTTCATTATGCAGATGAATTTCGAGAACGTACCGCAGGACGTGGACGCGCCGCTCAGTACGATTACGGCGATAAACAAGCATTATTTGAGCGTTCCGCAGTTGGAGCCGTACATAATGAGCAACAACACAAATAACGCGCCGCACGCCGCGAATGAGCCTCTCCCGACCGTTACGACGGGCAATCGAAATTTTCTCTGCGCGCCGTCGCTGATTCAGTATCATTCCGAACAGAGCGGACGCGAGGTGCGCGGTCAGAAAGTTGACGAGCCGATAATGACGATAGACAGTTCGCCGCGCTACGGTATAAACACCTGCTTTATTTCAAAGTATTTCGGCGGAGAAAAACAAGCGGGAGCCGATATTAAAAAGCCGCTGCCTACCGTAACGGGAATCGACCATAATTCGCTTGTAGCGGTCAATCTCAGTTGCCGCTATGGGAACGGTAAAGACGGGCGCGGCAAGGCGTTAAATGCGCCTGCGCCGACCGTAACAGCGACCGACCACAACGAACTCGTCGCAACGAATTTACTGCATTATTACGGCGGAGCCGACCACGCCTCGCGTTCCGATAGTCCGCTGCCGACAGTTACTACTGCGCCGCGTCATTACGTCGTGAAAACGTATCTCAGGAAAATAGACGGCGGTCAAGGGCTTGGGAATTGGGATAAAGTAAGAGCATTGCTGAACGAATACGCAGGTTACACGATAGCCGATGACGAAATTCTGATAATCGAAATTGACGGTGTTCAATATTTCATCTCCGACGTCGGTATGCGTATGCTGAAAGCAAAAGAGTTAATGCTTGCGCAGGGGTTCCCGCCCGATTACATTCTCGATATAGAATCGCATATCGGGAAAACGTACAGCGAGGCAAAACAGATTGCAAGAATGGGTAATGCCGTTTGTCCGCCCGTAGCAACGGCGTTAGTGCGCGAGAACTGCGCTGAGATAGCCGCTAAGCGCATTATAACGACAATGGCGATACTTAATGCCGAGTTTGATAAATCGGTCAATACACGCGCCGTAAGGCGCAGGAGGGCTATATGAGAGAGCATATTCAATACAGGATAGAACACAAACTGCCGCTTTCCGAAAGGGAAAGGGCATACGCAATACTCTATATGGGGTACGACGCGGAACAACTCAACAAAATTTATAAGGAGAATCACGATGAATCGGGTAGAAATTGAACAAAACACATTTAAGAAAATGCTTGAAGGAGTAAAACACGCCGTAGCGACAGACGATTGCAGACCCTTATTGCAATTTATCAAGGTAGTTGTAACAAAAACGACCGTAACGCTGTATGCCCTTGACGGGTTCCGTGCGGCGAAAATTCAGATAGCCAAAGAAAGCGAATCGGAGTTTACCTGTTTTATCAAGCCGTTGACATTCAAGCCGATAAAGCGCGGCGACGCTATGGCGATATTGGAATATGACGCGGATAACAGAACAGCGTCGGTATCGTTGAAAACGGAATACGGCGAACTCAGGTACGGTTTTACTCAACCTGACGGGGAATATATCGACATTGAAAAACTGTACGCAGACGCACACGTTCACGACAGAGAACTCGGAATCAACGCTGCGTATGTGGCGCAAGCCCTCAATTCGATATGCAAAACAACGTCCGACAGAAACAACTGTACTGTTTTTGAAAGTAAAGATTGTAATACGGCTCCGTTTATTTTGCGGGCAAAAGACAAGGATATTGTGAACGAACAACTCGTATTGCCTATTCGCATATTGGAGTGGTAACGAGGAGGTGTATATGAACGCTCAGATGAAAGGTGTAAACGTGGCACAAACAGTCAATCGGGCTATTGACTATGTACGGAGTAACCCGTGCTGTATATGCTCTTGCGAGGCGTTTTGCGGCGTCAGATATAAAGGAACCTGCAAGATACGCAGGCGGCTCAGAATCGCGCTATTGAGCGCAAAGAAAATGGAGGAACACGAATTATGATTAAAACTTTTATTTTTGTAGAGGACGGTAGCGTTGACGTAGACGATTTGACGAAATCGGTAGGCAATGACGTTAAAGTTATTACATACAGACAAGGCGCGACTATGCCGACGATTCATCAACCCCAAGAACCTGTAAGAGATTGTTTTGATTATCAGGAGCAACGGATATTTAAGCCGACGCAAGCCGCGTTAAACGAGGTGCTTTCAAATTGCAAAATAAGCAAAAAAGTTCGCGCTATACTCGATAACTTATACTCAGACTATTTTTGCGATTAGGAGAAAAATTTATGAACAAAACACAAGAATTTTTAGAGTTGGTAAAGCAGAATCCCGATTTACCGATAGTGCCTATGGTAGACAGCGAGATTGTAGCCGACGACGGTTATGCTTGGTGGCTTGGTTCGTTTGCCTGCGCGAGTGTGGGCGAATACGTCAGTATCAAAATGCGCGGCGAGTTACGATTTTTCACTAAGGACGAGCAGGACGAAATCGAGGAGTTTTTCGCAGATAATCTTGCCGATGAAAGAGATTATGATTTACACGAAAGCGAGATAGAAAAACTTGCGCACGAGCAGGCGGAAAATCTGCCGTGGGTCAAGGCTATAATCGTCTATATCAAATTGCCTGAGGTGTGATATGAAAAAGACAAAAATTGATTGGTGCGATAGCACGATAAATTGCGTGTACGGCTGTCCGAACGGCTGTAAATATTGCTACGGCAATGTTATGAATAAGCGTTTTCACTTTTGCAAAAATTGGAACATTCCCGAATGGAAACCTGAACACTTAAAGGAATTTTACAGCAAAAAGCCGAAAAGTATCTTTATCGACAGTATGAGTGATATAGGTACTTGGAAAGAGGAGTGGTTCAATGCCGTAGCAAAAGCCATAAGCGATAACCCTCAACACCGTTACATAGCGTTGACAAAACGGTTTGATAGGCTTATGGATATGTTCTTACGTTTCCCTCCTCCGATAGAGATATTTATCGGTATAAGCGTTACAACGCAGGCAAACGCAAACGCCGCGACGTTGGTGCATAGATTCCATAACACTATGCCCGATTTTTACAGCATAGAGCCTATATTGCAGTCTATCACAATACCTGACGACGCTATTCCTAAAACGCTTATTATCGGCGCAGAAACAGGAAATCGCAAGGGTAAGGTGGTGCCGCAAAAAGAGTGGATAGACAGGCTTGTAAGGCAAGCAGACGAGCATAACAGCATTGTCTTTATGAAAGAAAGTTTGCGGTCGCTTATGGGTAACGATTTTCGACAGGACGAGTTGTTATGGAGGGTATAACGTCTATGGATAGATTAAAAGTTGTTCGCTCTGTTAAGCCGTATTATTTCTACCTGATATGCGAGGGGCTGAAAAAGTACGAGGTCGGAAAGGATATGCCGAAAAATTCCGATTGGGATAGAACGGTCGAACTGTACTGCAGTAAAGATATGCAATCGTTCAAGCGTATTCCTGAGGAATGTCGGGAAAAGTACCGTAAATATCTCGGAAAGGTCGGTGCGCGGTTCGTGTGCGATGATATTATCAATTTGGGCAAAGAATACGCCTACGCACGAAAAGACAAGCGTTTTTACGATATTCTGCAGAATAGTTGCTTAACCGTGGAATGGTTGCAAAAATACGCGCCGAAAGGGGACGCAGTTGCTTGGCATATCAAAGACCTCGCCGTTTACGTTGAGCCTAAGCCTACGCACGATTTCAAAAAGCCGTGTATTGATAAGTACGGCTATTGCCCGACGTGTCGCGTCGGCGGCGAGATAATACCCGAATCGGAGGCGGAGTTTTACCGAATGGGCGAGGACTGCCGAACAGAGTGGTATTGCGTAAATTGGCTGAGAAAACCGCCGCAGACGTGGTGTTATGTGGAGAGGGAGCAGATATGACGAAAGAGCAATTAGAACGGGCAAGAGATATTGAGCGGGAATTACGGGCGTTGAGTTGGACGTTGCACGCATTTAGTCATTGGAGCGTGTCGCAAAGCGCAATACCGCGGCTTGGAAAAGTTAAACGTAGACGATATAAAAAAGGGTGGGCATTATACACAATTAACGATACTCATAGCAACCCCGTTGAGGAGTTAGTAATACCCGAACGGATAAAGTCTATCATTTATCACGAACTCAGGGAGTATGAGGAATCGCTCAAAAAGGAGTTGGAGCAGTTATGAACAAAGTCATTTTAATCGGAAATCTGACGGCAGACCCCGAACTTACGGTGCTTAGTAGCGGCGTCAAGACCTGCCGATTCTCATTAGCCGTCAACCGCGAATACAAAAACGCGAACGGGCAGTATGATACCGATTTTCTGAACTGTCAGGCGTGACGTAGTACAGCGGAGAACCTCGTCAAGTATATGCGTAAGGGCAGAAAGATTGCTGTTACGGGCAGAATACAAGTGCGGTCGTATGAAAAGGACGACGAGAAACGAACTGCGTGGGAGATTCAAGCAGACGAGATAGAGTTTGTATCGTCGCCCGCACAGGGCGGCGGGAAACCGCAATCGGAACCCGACGACCCGTATTACGACGATAACGATTCGCCGTTCTGACAGGAGGAAATATGAAAACGAAAACAACAAAAACGCTCGAACGACTACTCGCAGAGCATTTTGACGGCAGGAAAGATTTTTACGTTTTTGAGTGTACTATTGGTTGGTACGGCAGGGAAATTGTCGATTGTATAAAATACACGACGGAACGGGAAATTTGCTGTTACGAAATAAAGCAGTCAAAATCAGATTTCCGTAGTAAAAACGCGTTGACGTTTATCGGGAATAAAAACTACTTTGTTATGCCGTATTCACTTTATGAACAGGTTAAGGACGAAATTCCGCTTGGCATAGGCGTGTACGTCGCACTCGAAAGAATAGATATGGTTGAGGTCATAGACGAGCGCGGTTATAGAGGCACAAAGGCAAAATACATAGACGGGCTTAAATTCTTGCATTGCATAGAATCTGCTCGCCGCAGGGACTTAAAAGCAGACAAAGAGGTTATATTGTCCTCAATGCTAAGGAGTATGCAGCGCGATAGAGTTTTGCATTTTGAGGAGGCTTGATTATGACAAATAACATTGATAGCCTCAGGCGGTACACAAAAGAGGAGTTGCTGTTTGGGATAGGTTATGCCTGCACCGATACCGACGTTCGTATAATCACGAGCGCGATAGAGCGAAAGCGTATGCAGGACGACCTCGAAAAGGAACGGCGGCTGTTACGCGAAAGCAATGACGCGCTTACGGCGTATAGCGATTTTATGCGCAAACTCGCGGAGAAATACGGCGACGGCAAATCGCTGAATTTGGGAAAGGTGCCGCTACCCGAAATCGAGCAGGCGGCGGAACTCGAAACGATTTGGCAAACGAAAGAAAAACAATGGAGGCAAATTTGCGGTATTAAGTGAGGCGCTTATGGCAAGGCAGAAAATGTATTTTAAGTGGGATATGCCGACAAGCATTGTCGAGATAGTCAAGGCGATTTGCGCCGACTACGACAGGCGGGAGCGGGCAATCAAATTCGGCAATGTAGCGGGCGACGTCCTGATGAGATACATTGAACTGAACAATGTCATAAATAACGCGCTACAAGCGGTTGAGGTCGGAATCAGAACTGAACTGCTGCGCGATATTCAGAACCGACGCGGGTATGAACATTCTGCGGCGGCTCTTATCATTGCAAAGAATACATACTACAATCGGAAAAGGAAATTGATATACGATATAGCGAAAGACCTGCGGCTCCTGTAGTATTTACATAGTAAGTATATATAATATATATTTATTTTAAGTACAGTAAGTATCTAATAAGTACGATATAAGAGCCGTGCGGTCGAGTTCATCATAAATTGCGACTAAACGCACTAAGTTCTGTGATATTATAGAAATCAGATAATGTGCCATATACCCATTGAGGTTAGAGCCTTTTTATTCCGACGAGGAGCGGAATGAGAGGGCTTATTTTGTTTTCAAGAGGAGGAAACAGAATGAGTCAAAAGACCACTAAGACCACAACACCCAAAAGCACGATGCCAAAGAAAAGCAATAAAGGACAGTTTGCAAAAGGCAATACGGTCGGAGAGCAAACGCGTTTTGAAAAAGAGAACGCCGCCGCGAACAAGTACAAAGACGAATATTGCGATATGCTCATCGAGTTTTTCAATAAGCCTGCGACAAGGATAGAATACAAGAAAAACTATGTGAAAGGAGAACTGTCATCGGAAACGCCTATCGTGCTGCCTGCGGAATATCCGACGTTTGAATTGTTTGCCGCGAGTATCGGCGTAACGACGAAAACCTTGCAGAATTGGTGCGAAAAGCACCCCCGTTTTTCGTACTATTACGCACGCGCAAAGGAAATACAACTCGGAACGCTCACGTCCTGCGCTGTTATGGGCTTATATAACCCGCTGTACGCGAAATTCGAGGCTGTGAATAATCACGGGCAGAAAGACAAGACAGAGGTTGATACGAACGTATCAGGGAGCGTAAACGCCGTGTATGACGACAAAGACCTTGCGCTCATCAGGCGCGTGGAGGAGCGGCTGAATGGCAAAAAGAAAAAGTGAGGTCATCAATTATACGGCGTACATTCAGAAAATACGCGAGGCAGAGTTTGAGTATTGCCGCAACGATATAGTTTATTGGGCGAATAACTACTGCGTCATTGAGGACAAAGATTCTGCCGAAATCGTGGTGCCGTTCAAGGCGTGGGAGGCGCAAGCGCAGGTATTACGCGATTTTGACGAGTTCAGGCTGAACCTCATTCTGAAAGCACGGCAAATGGGTATTACGTGGATAGCATTGTACTACTGCACGCACGACCTGATATTCAACCTCGGTCATACCGTTGTCGCGCTCTCTAAGACAGAGGACGACGCAAAAGAACTTGTAAGGCGTATGAGCGTTGTGCTTGATAATCAACCCGAAATACTCAGAGGCGGCGGCTTAACGTGGAAAGCAACGGCAACGTCAATTACCATAACGGACGGACGCGGCAAATTGGTAAGCACATTCAAGGCGTTTCCCGCGTCGCCGTCTGCAGGACGCTCGTTTACAGGCAATATACTACTGCTTGACGAGTGGGCGTTTCAGGAGTTTGCGGCGGAAATATGGACGTCCGCATACCCGACGATAAACAGACCTACGGGCGGCAAGGTCATCGGGCTGTCAACGATAAAGCGCGGAACGCTGTTTGAGAATCTATGGCTCGAAAATAATGCGTTTCACAAGATATTTCTCGGTTGCTTTTGCGACCCGCGCCGCACGCAGGAATGGTACGACCAAACAGCAAAAGACTTGGGCGTAAAGGTCAAGCAAGAATATCCGCGCACGGCAGAGGAGGCGCTAAGTAACCTCGGCGGCAGTTTTTTCTCGGAGTTCGATTACAGCGTACATACCTGCGAACCGTTCAATATTCCGTCCGATTGGTCGATATACAACACTATGGACTATGGGCTTGATAAATTCGCGCATTACAAGATTGCCATTGATAACGAGAATGTCGCGTATGTGTTCCACGAGATATACGAAAGCGACCTGATTATTTCCGACGCGGCGGATAGGGTAAAGGCGGCGGAGCGCATAGAGATGAGCGACGGCAATAAAAAATCTTGGTACCTGCCGCGTGTACGATTAGCACCGCCTGACCTATGGAACCGCAGTCAAGAATCGGGCAAAAGCAGAGCGTTAATGTTTTATGAGAGCGGCTTAGAACTCACGCAATCGAATAACGATAGGCACGCAGGGTGGTTGTCGATAAAAGAACTTTTGAAAATCAGAACTACGGCGGACGGACAAAAGATTACGCGGCTTAAAATATTCCGTACCTGCCCGAATCTGATACGCACCTTACAGCAGATTTTGATAGACGAAAAGGACGTTGAGGACTGCGCAAAGGAGCCGCACGAACTCACGCACGCGCCCGACGCATTGAGATATTTCGCTATCTATTGGACGCGTCCGCCCGAAACAAATGCAAAGAAAAAGAAAGTTAAATACCGCGCCGATTTACTTGAGGACTATTTCAATGCAAGCGATGAGGAGCGGCAAGCAATAATCAAAAAGTATGGAGAACCCGAACTATGAAAATCGCAAACGACGGTCAAACGAAATTATCTTTTTTTCAAGACTTGTACCGCGAGGCGCGGGCGGCGGCTGAAACGCTGACCGATAAACTCGACAAACACCTTGAGCAGTATAAGGGCAGCATAAAAATAGACGGCGACGGAGCGGCAGACGCAACGGTTGTACGCAACATAACGTATGAACTGATAGAGAGTCAGGTTACAAGTTATTTGCCGAACCCGTCCGTTACGGCTAAGCAATGGAGCGAACAAAACGAGCGCAATGCAAAGAGCATTGAAACGCTTTTGCGCAACAAGCGTAATGAGTTGCCGTTTGAGAAACTCAACGATATGGACGAACGCTATAACCCGATATACGGCGGCTCCGTTTGGCTTATCGAATGGGATAACTCGATAACGACGCATAACACCGTGGGCGACGTGAAAATCAGTTGCCTTAGCCCGAAACGGTTTACGGGGCAGCCGAACATTTACGACGTCAAGGATATGGACTACTGTTTTATTCAGTTTGAAACGACGAAAGATGATATAGTCCGTAAATACGACGTATCGTTAGAGGTCGCAGAGGAAACGGAAACAGAGGACAATTCGGACGAAAAGACCGCGACGCTCTATGTGTGCTATTACAAGAACGACGACGACAAGGTTTGTCAGTATGTTTGGTCGGGCGATACGGAACTGCTCGACCTTGAGGACTATTATGCCCGCAAGCGTTATGTGTGTACGAAATGCGGCAAGCGAAAAGAACTCTGCGAATGCGAAAAGCCGAAATTCGTATTGCAGAATGAGGAATACGAAGAACTCGACAGAGATATAACGCTCTCTGACGGTTCGATACTCCCTGCGATGAGCGAGGTCATAAAAGACGGGCAGGTTGTTATGGAAAAAGAGCAACGGCAAGCCGTGAACGAGGACGGTTCCGTTGCCCTTGACGATACGAACGGCGTTTTATTGCCCGTAATGACGGAGGTTGACGTTCCTAAAATGGAGAAAACGCGCCTCCCGTTCTATACGCCGAATATCCTGCCGATTGTCATACGCAAAAACACGTCGGAGGAGGATAATTTGCTCGGTCAATCGGACTGCGAATTTGTCCGACCGCAGCAACAGGCGATAAACAAACTCGAAAGCCGCATAATGGAGAAACTTATGGGCGGCGGCGTGTTCCCGATTGTGCCTGAGGGCGTGAACGTGGAAATCGACAACAGCATTTTCAAAAAGGTTTTTCGGGCAAATCAGGCAAATCAGGCGTTATTCGGGCGCATTGATTTACAGGTCGATATTTCGCGTGATATAGCGCAGGCAGACAGGCTGTACGACCACGCAAAACGTATTCTCGGCATTACGGACAGTTTTCAAGGGCAGTACGATTCGAGCGCACAGAGTGGCGTTGCAAAGCAAATACAGGTCAATCAGGCGGCGGGGCGTTTGGATAGTAAACGTCAGATGAAAAACGCCGCGTATGCGGAGATAGACCAAATTATTTTTCAGTATTACTTGGCGTATGCCGACGAGCCGCGTCCTGCAACGTATAAAGACGCGCAAGGGCGTATGCAAAACGTGTATTTCAACCGTTACGATTTTATCAGACGCGACGAGGCGGGCGAATGGTATTACGATGACGAGTATCTGTTTGCGGCGGACGCGGCGATTGATATAGAGAAATCGCGTGAAATGCTGTGGGAGCAGAATCGGCAGAATTTCCGAGAGGGCGCATACGGCGACGTTACATTGCCGCAAACACAACTCATCTTTTGGCAGAATATGGAGCGTGCGCATTATCCGTGGGCGCGTGAGAACGTCGAGCGTATCAAAGAGGAAATCGCACGACAGGCAGAAATACAGCAAATGCAACAGCAGATACAGGGCTTGTCCGAGGAGGTAAACGGTCGGAAAGGCTACGAGGAATATTTGTTATCCAAAATGCAAGAAAATTTGAGCGGAGGCACCGAAAATGGCAAACAGTAAAGTAAACAACAAAGCAAACACTTACGCGGCAAATATGAATTTATCGAGCGGGAGTAAAAAAGCCCCGAAATTGCCGCAGGCGTTACAGAACGTAATACCCGATACAAGTTATTCGGGCAATATGAGCAAATTGCCGACGTCGCCATTTGTTCAGTCGTCGGTCAAATCGCCTATCGACGCTCTTAAAACGCCGTCATATTTGAATAGCGGTGCCGTTATCGGAATGGGCGGCGGTTCCGTTGGCAGAGTAACAAATGAGGGCGTCATAGTGGGCGGCGGTGCGATAAATACCACATTTCAACCTCCCACGGGTGGGAAAACGCTTGTATCGGGCGATTTATCTTATGGGAAAAACATACTGAAAAATCAACTCAGTAGCGGCGTGCAGGCTCCCGTAAGAACGCCCGCCGCCCCGACAAATACGCCAACGGCACAACAGCCCGCGCAGGCGGAGCAGTCTACAAGCAAAATTGATTCCTATGAGGAATTTTTGGAAAAGCAGAAAGATACCTACAAGGAAACGCTTGATAAAACGAATCAACTCTTAGAGGAGCAAAAGCAGGCGGCATTGCAAAACGCGGAAACGGCGCGTCAACGCAGTATTGCCGATTCGCGTTCGAGTTATGAGCAGAATAAGGCGACTTATGGGGCAAACGCAGAGGCACTTGCGGCAATGGGGTTGTCGGGCAGCGGATATAGTGATTATGTCAACTCGCAGGCTTATGCACAGCAGAGAGCCGATACTCAAAATGCAAATGCGGTCGCGGAGGTTGCGAGAATGACGGCGGAATCTGAGGCGAATCAAGGTAAGATTTCGGCAGAAACGTCGTATGCGGAGAGTATCTCGCAAACGGACGCTGCGCTTGCAAAATACAAACAAGAGCAAGCGGATAAAAAAGATTCGTATTATGCTAATTTGCTTGACCTTGCAAATAAAGGCAACTATACAAAAGAGCAGTTAGAGCAACTCGGTAAACAGTATGGGTTATCCGAGGAGCAACTTTCTACGTTGCAATCGGCGGCAGATAAACAGACGGAGAACAAGAGTAGCGCGTATTACGCGGAATTGCTTAATTACGCGAATAGCGGTGCGTACACGGCAGAGCAACTCAAACAACTCGGTAGCGATTATGGTCTTAATGCTGCGCAGATTCAGAGCCTTACGGACGCAGCGACGACTTATAAAAATAACAAGCAGGCGGAGAAATATAATCAACTGCTTAATTCGTCAGATACAAGCGGGTTCGACGCGATTAAATCTGCGCGTGATAACGGCGAGATTACATCGGAACAGTATAACAAACTTGTTACGAGTTATCAGTCGTACTATTACGACCTATATTCGCAGTCGGTTGATTCCGATTTTACTATGGTAAATACGGGCGATATTGACAGCGCGTACAGCAAGGGTTATATCACAAAATCGCAGTACGATAAACTCAAAGACAAGTACAATAAAGGTCTTGTAAACGCGATAACGTCGGCGTCCGTATTCTATGCGAATGGCAGTCAGTTGGACGAAAAGACCGCGCAGGCGGCAATGGACGAATTAAACGGTACGGGTTGGCTTACTGATGAAAACAAGAAAAAACTGCAGAGCCTATTCGATGACGCATACAAAGATGACGACGGCTGTTTTGCGAAAGGTACCCTGATAACCGTTGCAGACGGAACGCAGACACCCGTTGAGAACCTGAAAGAGGGCGACAATGTTCTTGTATTCAATCATACAACGGGTAATATTGACGTCGCGCCTATTTCGTACATTTTCCACGACGGACATAAAGAATACGAGGTGCTTACGCTACGTTTTGGCGACGTAACGAGCGTAGACGTATTGTTTGAACACGGCTTTTTCGATACCGACAGCAAGAGATATGTTCTCATCAATGCCGAAAATGCGAAAGAGTATATCGGACACCGTTTTTATCACGTCGCCTATGCAAATGGCGCATACGAAAAGAAAATCGTTACTCTTACCGATTATAGCGTGCATAGCGTGGAAACGGAGTGCTACAGCGTACTTACCGCCGTGCATATCAATCATATCGCAAACGGTATGCTTGCCGTTACCGATGACATAAAAGGAATTTACAACATTTTTGATTTGGACGACGATTACAAGTACGACGCGGCGAAAATGGCGGCGGACATTGAACAATACGGACTGTTTTCATACGACGAATGGAGCGATTACGCAACGGCAGAACAGTTCGCGGCGTTCAATGGAGCATATTTGAAAGTTGCAATCGGTAAAGGGCTTGTAACCGTCAACGAGATAATGGGGTATATCGAAAAGTTCTTACAGGCTTAAAGGAGCGAACCTATGGCGACACTATCGCAATTAAAACAGCAATACACATATAAAACGGGCGTATCGTCATTATTGACGGAAAATCAACGTCAAACAATAATGACACACTTACAAGAGGAGGAGGAAGCGCGCAGGAATCAGGGCGGCTTTTTCGGCGGCATAGGCTATGCTTTTGAGAAACTCGGCTTAGGCTTTTTGAGCAGTATTGAGGGTATATGGGACTATACCGCAGGTGGCTTGGCAAAGTTATTCGGTGCCGATGAATGGGCGGAACAGCAATTTGCTAACGATTGGGTCAACTATAATCACGCCGACGAATGGTTCAACCCGTCAGAGGGTTGGCAGTTTGTGGGCGACGTTGCGGGCGGTATAGGTACGAGTTTGCCCGCTATTGCGACCGTGGTTGCCGCAGGAGCGATTGCGGTTGCGTCGGGCGGTACTTTATCGCCCGTAGCCGCCGCGCTCATTTCAGGTGCCGTTGCGGGGCTTGGAGCGGCAGGTAACGCAACGAAACAAGCATATAGAGAAACGGGTGAACTTGGCGGAAAAGAGTTTGGGTATGGCGCATTGGTTGGTATAACAGAGGGTGCCGTCGAGGGGCTTTCCGCGGGCATAGGTGCAGGAACAGGACAAATTGTAAAAGGAATTTCAAAGTCGTTTGGTAAAGAGGTTGCAGAAACCGTTACTCGTCAAACGATAGGTAAAGCAATGATTAAAGGCTTTATCGGAGAGGCTTTTGAGGAGGGGTTGTCTGAGATACTTGACCCCGTATGGGCGCGTATGACCTACGACCCGAACGCTAAAAACGCGACGCTGCAAGAGGTTGGCTATGCCGCGCTTGTCGGCGGTCTTAGCGGCGCGATAATGGGCGGCGTTGACGTGTCTATTCGTAACGTACATTCTATGTCGCGGGGCAATACTATTGTCAAAGAGGGAAAGAGCAGCAATGTCATATCAATGGCAGAGCAACTCTCTACTTATGAGGGCGAGAATCACACAGGGTACGAGCAGTTTGAAATGGTAAACAGCACCTTAAAAGAACTGCAGACAAGTATGCAAAAGACGAATGGAGAAATCAGAACCGCAAAACAAAGAATGTTACTCGGTGTTCTCGAACAGGCGAATACGACCGCCGCCTTTACTCCGTTTATTGCTCGTAGCGCAGAGAATATCGTAAACAATGCCGACGTCATCGCAGAAAAACTGACTGCTTACGGAATAAAAGACGCACAGGGGAACCCTGTTACGTTTACCGCAGAGCAGATTCGCAGCGGCGTTGATACGAAAAACACGTCAACATTCGTAAACGCGTTAAAAACAAACTCCGTTTTGCGTGCATTGGCGGTTGCCGACGCGACAGGTCGGCTCTCTATGGACACGGCAAAATTCAAGGACGCTACGCTCAGAGGACAACAGTTGAGTACGCAGGCTGACCTCAATCAGTTTATTGAGAACGCGACGGACGTTGAGCGTCAAGCGGTAGGCGAGAGGCTTAGTATATCCGATTGGAATACTCTTACCAACGAGCAATTTCAACAAAAAATCGTTGAGTTTTCGCAGAATGGCGGAGTAGAGGCATACCAACAGGAACAGGCGACAGTTCGTGAGTTACAAAACATTGACCCTGCGACGGCAAAAAAAATGCCCGCGAGATTAAATCTGAAAAAGGACGGAACCGTTCGATATACGAACGGAGCCGTGAATATTGCTGTTACCAAAAACGGCGATACATACCGCATTTATGACTATGACAGCGGGAAATATTCTAAGCCACTTACGCAGGCAGAGGCAAATAAGACGATACGCGAAATAAAAAAGGCGCAAGCCGCCGCCCCTGCAGTTACTCCTGCAACCGTTGAGAATCAACAGGCGACGGACACACAAGGAACCCAACAGCAGACTGCGCCGCAAAACGGTACAGAGCAGCAGGGAGCCGTGCGAAAGATAGCGGAGCAGTTAAATTCCGAAAGACAACAAACGCAGGAGATAGACACATACGCCCGCAAGAATGTTCCCGATTATGCGAAATTGAACGAGCCGAATAAGAGCATTATACGCAGCGTCATCAGGCAAGGTCGGGCGGCGGGTATAGCAGACGCGGACGTTCTTTCTTACGCCCGCGTAGCGGCGCATACGGGCATAAACGTCGTATTCGATAAAAGCCTCTGTGCCGTTGCCGTAAACAGTCAGACGGGCGAAAAGATTTACTCTGACGGATATTACGACCCCGAAACAAATAGATTTGTCGTCAACCCCGAAACTACGCGTACCCACGAGGCATTGTTATTGCACGAACTTACGCACGCCATTTACAGAACTGCTGACGGCAAACTCATTTTGGAGCGCGGCGTTAAGAATATGAGTCAGGCGGAAAAGGACGCCATAATCAAGCGGTATTCCGACGTAGGACACGGCGGCGCGATTGAACTTATGGACGAAATAAACGCTCACTATGCAGAGGGCGTTTTGACGAATAAGAATACCATTGAAAAACTTGTCGCGGAAAAGCCGAAACTCAAAGACAGAATACTGTCGTTTTTCAAAAAATCGTCCACGGCGTATGAGGGAGATACAAAACTGTCGAAAAGCGCGAAATCGCTGTACAATCGCTATAAAAAACTGTTTGATAGTTTTTCGGAACGCAACAGACAGTACAATGCTGCGGAATATCGGCATACCGCACCGAACGCCGAAACTCGTTACGCGTTGCAGGAGGCGTTACAACAACTCGGAGAATACGACGAAACGCGAAAACGCCATATTGAAAGCCGCGAGGGAGATACCATATCGCGTAACTACGGCGATATAGTGGAGTTTATCAAGACGGCAAAACGCTTGCCGCCTGTAAAGCGATTGCATATCGGAATAATAAGCGACGCTACGGCAAAATTGGTAAAGACGAAAACGGACGTCGATATTAAGAACTATGATTTTGTATTGGCAAGCAACTTTATTTCCCATATTTTCGATTCTCACGGAACGCAGAGAACGGAAATGCCGCGCAATCAAAAGGCTGTTACCTATGCAAACATAGAAAATATCATTGAAACCGTCATCGCACCCGATGACGTTACTTTGGCAAGCGATGAAAACGGTACGGCGTTAAAATTCATAAAAGAATTGGACGGCAAAAACGTCGCGCTCACGATTACGTCAACTAAAAAAAGCACCCTTACGCTTAAGAGTGCTTGGATAATTGAAAATAGTGAGGGTCGTACACCGTCAGCAAATGCAACTGCCTCTGCAAGAACGTCCGAAACGAGCGGCAGAAACCTCACTACTGATAGTATATCCGAAAACGGCAAAAAAGTCAACAGAAACGGCAAAAAAGACGGAAAAAGATATGCTCTGCAAATCGGTAATGAAACGGCTCAGGTTGACATAGAGGAAACGAAAAATCTTGTAGCATTACATAATTTATCTGATGAGACATTGCTAAAAGTGCTAC